ACATGCGACCAGTTGTGATTACTCACGATATCGCAAACGACTGATCGAATGATAAGCGATACCGTTTCTTCGTAATCCTGCGCGGCTTTGTCTCTGCAAACAACAGGGTCAATGATCTGTATGAGTGCAGTAGCGTTTACCGCGACTGAGTGTTGATCTGCACTCGTTACTCTTTGCAGTCCGCAGTCGATAGGAATTTCGTGCTTAGGTAGATACTCGATGTGTGTGATAAAAGGAAAGTGAATGACCGGCACTTTCTTGATGACAACGCTTCTAAAGAGCCTATCCACAACCATCCATTCATTACTCGCTGGTCTACGAGCAATACGAGGTATAAGGTCGAGCAGAGGTTCTAAGAAAGCACTTAGCAGATCTAGTAGGTTCATAGGAGCATCGGCTCGAAGATGGGTGTCTCCCCATTATTCATAACTACACCACAACCGATGATTGGCTTTTGAGAATACTTCAACCCATAGGACATCGCGGCGGTACTGTGGTCAACTCCACATGCAACTTGCATCGCCCATATTCGTTCTTTTGAGTTTGCAAAGAACTCAACGCCAGCCTTGCTGTGATGATGTCCTTGGCATACTGGCCGGAACTCACTTTTGGCGTTGAGGATAGCCGAGTTCCTGCCTCGATCTCCATGTTGGTAAAGAACATTATCAATGATGAGTTGATGATACCTTGGAAAGACCTGCCATCCTTTTGGTAGCTCAAATACATTGTTGAAGTTCTTTAGATAGTTCGTAGGAAGCCCTATCTCGACGGCAAGACGCATCGGCAAAGCATCGTGGTTCCCCATGAGCATCTTTGCTTTTGGAAACGCTTTGGTAAGCGTTCTGATCTGAACCAATGCACGCTTGTATTCAAAGTCAGCAGCAACATGCTCTGGAGTCTTTTTGTGGAAAGACAGACAGTGTAGGTCTACCAAGTCGCCTATGTGTATTACATGATCTTGTTTGATCTTGTACTTACGCTGGATCTCCTTGAGGAAATCGACGTAATTAGTAAGCATCGTAGGGCAATGAGTATCGCCTATTATCAGGTATCCGCTCATGAGAAAACTTCCACTGTCGTATAAGGACCGATCTCCCTATCGGCATCACTTTGCAGCCCAATGACAAACAGCAGATATTTAAGTGAGTCATCTTTAGCTACACCCATCTCAATCAACCCATCTACGAGTTGCTTGGCATTACCCCTTAGCACACTACATGGATCGAAGAACCGTTGGTTCTTCCCCAGATGCCTTGTAATCAGAAGTCCCTGCTTGTAGCAGGGGGAGGCACATTCAAGATAGTCAGTCGTTGGAATCTCCGCGCCGTTTGACTCGACGATGTAAGACTGACGTAGAGCGTTCATCCATTGCTGACGCTCTCGGTGGGAAGTCCCCCAATGTTTTGTCTGGCCGTTGTTTCCGTTTTTAATTTCTTTATCAATGACGATCTTGTAATTACTCGTCATTCCGAACAGATCAAACATAAAAAAACTCTCCGCCAAAATTAGTCGCTAGGGAGGGGAACGACATAATTCTAACGGAGAGCCGGGGAATTTCCAAAACTCCCTACGTTTTCTTAGACATCTCTATCGCCTTTGCCAGCAACTTCTTCGCTGCTGCCTTCCTGAACGACTGAGGAAGTCCTCGAAAGACAGGGATTAGTTTATCACTTTGTTGCATTAGATGTCCAATGATCTCGTTTTCTCTAGCAATACAACCTTCCGTTCCCCATTTGTCCATCTTCTTAGAGTAATCCTTGCATCCACATCCGTCCTTAAACTGAACAACCCAATCAGGTATCAAAGACTCTAGTGCTGATCCGGGCTTGTTGTAAAAGCCATCAGCTTCTACATCTTGTTGTTGTTGACTGATTTGAATTAGCTTAGTCCTACTTGACAATGATTTCTGCTCGGCATCCATGAGATTGCCTTTTCCATCATAAACATCACCGCATCGGCATTTATTCATCTCTGGGTGCAGCCTGCGGAACGATGCACCACATCGGCAGATCATGTCAGAACGTCTATGGATAGTGTATCGGAGTTACCATTGGTTGCTGTTTTATTGACTCGGTTCGTTGTGCTTGGTAGCGAACTGCTGACGCCTGTGAACTCTATTTCTTTGCAGTCACTTTTTCTTCTAAAAAGAAAAGTCCAAGTATAAAGCGGAAAACCGTATACCGACTCCCATTTAACGTACCAAGTGTCTGTGCCATCGGAGAACTCCATCCAGCGATGATAGCTTACGCAACTGGTTCCAAGAGTAAACAGATCGTCATAGTAAAGCTCGCTCGCAGTACATGGGCATCCGCAAGTAGCATAGTCTGGTCTGTACGAACTCGAATTAATCGCCGTATACAGCATCACGAGTCCGTTGGTCGCTGTGAATGTTGCAGACTCGTCGTTGATATACAGCGATAAGTTCTGCAAATGCAGATCTCGCGTCGGAATGAACTCATAGCCTATCCCGCCGATGCGTTGATATTCAGTAGCACCGGATGAGTCGCTCGCATCGTATGTTGGAATCTTTGTAATTGTCGCATCTTCGCTGACGTCAACATCTATTGCGCTGCGTGAGTAAGTGTCGTAGCAGGCGTTTCCAGTTGTATCGCTCACGGCGGAATGAATAAAGCTAATTTCTTTGGAAACCGCTGCACTGTTACTTGCTGCTGGATAAACGAATGACCCTGACAGATTCCAAAAGTTCTCGACGCCATAGCTACTTGAGAACTCGCCTCGTGGCATCAATGGACGGCAATGCCGCCTTCCTGCAAGTGTATTCGGCCCTAATGAAATGCTGTCATAACTTACCTGCGCATCACCGGGGCAGAACCTCGGAGGATATACGCATGGGAAAGATCCTAATGGCATGCCCAAAAGCAACGGCCCGCCACTCGGGTAAATCCTGTCCTCTCTATAAACGTCAAGAATGGCGTCTATGGTTGCCTGCGATGAAGCCACAACATCACAGGTTCCCGTCACCGATAGCGAATGACTTATGGTGTAGTTATCGCCATCCAGATCTGGCTCGGCATACGCATACGCCCGCCAATCAACTAGCCTGTCTGAGTGCGTCCACGAGTGGTTTCCGACCTTTGCGATGTACCCATCGAGTGCAGTTGCATCCGCTGTTGTAGCATCCGCATAAGCTGCTGCTGGAACACCTATACCGTATCCACCGACTATTGGATCACTACTGTCATATTCATAATAAGCATGGCCCGCAGCTTTGCGCAAAACCCAAGAAATATTACCTGTCCAGAAACTCATATCCAGCGATGCTGAATAGTCATAGTCGCAAGCTGGGTCGCTGCATCCTCCGCTACTTAGAATTGGCCCAGTTTTGTTTGCTGTTTGAGATGTTGCTCCATTGTTTACGATATAGGATGCTGGGTTCGTAACGGTATACCACGGGTTCTGAGCGGTCGAATAATCATCCAAGTCTAAATTGCAGTCCTCGGTGATCGGAACATCATCAAGAGAGCTAATCGCCGTACATGCTCGATGGCCGGAGTAAACTTTAATTACTCCGATCTCCACTGGACTTCCGCCGGTTTGAATCGTGATCTGAACAGTAAGACCCCCCGCATCATGTGGAAGTCTCATAGTGCTTGCTTGGTCTGCTTTGTCCGTACTCGTATCAGACCTCCAAGGTGGCGCACGATATGCCACAACTCTCGACTCCATTGCAGCCGAGTTGAACACCTCCGCGAAGCGGTATGCAGCATAAAAGTCACCGTAGAACGGTCTGGTGATAGTTGTCTTAGTAAGATTGAAACTATCACGCTCCAGAGTCCTGCAATCGTGCTGAGAGTAGATCAGCGGCCACTGAATGTCATCCGAGACAGTGCTGCCATCCCAAAACGAGCTTGGAGTCACTGGCGGCAGTTCGTTGCTTGCCTGCAAGCAGTCGCCAACCTTGATGAAAAGACCCGGATCGCTGCTCGTCGTTAGCTCGCCATTATCGTCCAGTACCTCAACATCAACTACATAATCGGTACAGCCGATTGGAACCTCAATCGTCACCGTCGTATTAGCCGGAACCGTGTTATCAGTCCCGCTGATGCCTGTGACGTAACTGCTATTCCAAGTGGTGTCGCTGTAGCTGGCAACACCACCAACCACCGTCCTAGTCGGAAGCGGTTTAACCTCAATAGTCTCGCAGCAGGTTGTTACACCACCGCAGCAGCCACACCCCGGACTGTGTTTAATAGCCATTAACCGCAGTCCTCCGCATCAACGATCCATACGCTCTCAACTTTTTTGCAAGTTATGTAAGTGTCTCCGCCAACTGCTGTACCAAATAGATTGTAAACCGTCAGGTTTGTTCCTGCGTCGAGCAGAGTTCCATCGGTTCCGATGTAGTAAAGGTTTACATCAGTTGCTTTTCCTGCGACTGAGCCAGCCCTTGCAGGAATCCCTGTGCTTGATGTGTAGGCAATGCAGTTTTCGACTCCGGTATCTTCAACGAAATCCCAGTCGTGCATCGCAGGAGGCGGTTTTCGTGCCATTAGAAGTCCCGTAAGAAGTCACTAAAGTCTATTTGTTCGTATGGATAGAAACGGTAATAATCCACGAAATTATCGCTGACATTCGTATCTGCATCAGGACCATCAATCGGCACTCCATCAAAAGGGGAACCGGGGCTTCTTACGAATATCCTCCCCAAAAACCTTTCAGACGTTTCTTCATCAGCAAATCTTTTTATTTTCCCTTCGTGAACATATTTAGATGCAATTCCGGGGACAAGATCAATCCATCCAACAGGTGTCAACTCTCCGGCTACGATAGCTATTTCTTCAGGGTCATACGCCATTTCATAGTATTTTTGACCACTTAGCTTTATCTCGTAAGTTACCTTTGCCCACTCTTGGTCGCCTGACGCTGTTGGTATAACAACTTCTGAAACATTCTTTACCACAATAAGCCAAAAATCAGGCTCAAAGCCTTTGAACTTCTTTTCGTTTGTTCGATATGATCTGTTTTGAATCTCTGCGTAACTAATGTATTTTTCATATTGAGTAACAGTGAGCGTCAATACTGGATACTTTGCAGTAACAGGACGTTGGAACCACTCTTTCGTTGCCCCAAACCTATAACATTGGTGGCCAAGAGTATCACTATAAAGAACTACCTCATCTTCTCCCGTGGAAACAACCACTTCAGGACTGAGATCCTCTGGACTTTGTACTTGTTGCGTACCTGCAAATTCAGTCTCCATTGATGTGGTTTTGAAAGTGCATGTTACGTCAAATAGTGCTGGTTGATCCTTTCTTCTTTTTACATCCTTGCTCATGCAAATAGCGTAAGGATGGAAAACACCAGCGTCATCATTTCTGTAGACAGTTCTCTGCACGATAGGAAGCCCCTCTGCAAGCCCTGCCTGCGCAGCAGCAACTTGAGAAAGATTATCCTTCAAGAGTTGTCCATCGCTGCCTATAGCCTTAACTAAGTACGTTTGACTAAAAGACTGTGTAGTGTTCCTGCTGCTTCCTTTGCCTGTCGTCCCGGATACTTGATATCCTTCATCGCCAGTCTTGCAGACTTCAAATGTAAAGCTCATTGTTGATCTCTAGTTAGAAACAAACAAAACAGTTGCAACGACATTTCCGCCAACAGCATCTATCTGAACGATATTGTTGCTTGCGTCAGCAACCGCTTCGCCATCTGATCCATAAGATATCGCAAAGAAACCATTAGCAGGAAGATCAACAGATGTGCTTCCCCCAGTAAGACCCGTCCATCCATTAGTCACTGTCTGGTTGATCCTTAGAGTACCTGTTGAAGTCGAGTCACTTTGTATAAGTATGCTGTTGATAAAACTATTGGCGTGTGTCTCACCGAGGTTGTCATCTCCTGCTCCTGCACCAACATCCAAAGTGCCAAGGTCATACAGGTCAATAGTTAGTGATGTCCCAGAAGTAATTGTTTCTTTATCTAAAAACAACATTCTGTTTGGAACAATAACGGAACTGGCGTTCTTATTATCTTCGCTGAAAACTTTTGTAACACTAATTCCAGCACCGGCAGCATTTGACGCTGTAACTTTTGCCGTTGCCTGAAATACTGCCGAGGTAATAGTAGACATTTATTTCTCCTTTGTTTTTATTGCAACTAATTATTTTGTCTCTAGCTCTGATATACGCAAGCTAAGGTTTTCAATTTGCTCTTCACGCCTTTGTTCTGCAATCTTTCTGTTTCCGTCTATTTCCCTCATTACTGCATCGTTTTTTGCTTGAGCTTCCCTTATTGCAGCAGCGGTTTCATTACGCTGAGTCATTTGACGCAAGAACATGAACTCCTCAACTGACGCTGCCTTGAATGATACAGGAGATGGAGCCTTGGCTAACCTCCTTTCTTTATCGAGTTCTTCTTTAGCTTCCTTCTCTTGCTGATCCAGAAGTTCCATTTCTTTGTCGAACTTTTGATTTTCGTTTTCTATCTTTGCAAGAAGCAATGCTTCTTCCTTCAGCATAAGCTCTTTTTGCTCAAGCCCTCGTTCTTTTGCCAAGTCGTATTGGCTTTTGGGCATCGGTCCAACAAATGTATCCTTGAATGTTTCGCTGAACACCTCTGGAAAGAACTGCTTAAACTGATTCATTGCAGATTCGCCAAAGACTTCACCAATTCTTTCTGCTTCTTCAAATAGACCTTGCTGTTCAAAGTCAGAAATAACGCTAGTTCCAGTCCTTTCTAATCTTGTTGGCTGTCCGGGTATGGAAAAAGACTTTCCAGTTCTGTCTATAAAGCCTTCAGCAGCACGCAAGTTATCCATGTACTGCTCGAATTGTTTTTTCAAAAGATCATTAACTTGCTTTTCGGCAGCCTCTCTCTTTTTAATAGCTTCCGCTTCTTCTGCCAAAGCCCTTAATCTTTCTTCTCTTGCAGTACGCTCTCGCTCAGATTCAGAATTAACAGACGGCTGAAGTCCTCCTCCCATTCCTCCCATGAAGCCACCTCTTGCTCCATAGGTAGCCTGCGCACCGCCTGTGTCTACTATTCCTCCGGCAAATCGACTTGCCTGCGCTCCTGCAACTCCGGGAGTAGGTGGAGAACCTTTCCCTGACCACCATTCTGCGGCTGCCTTCAATTCAACAGCAGCGTCGATCATCTTGTCCAATATGACAGAAGCCGGACCTTGCTCTGATTCTCCTAGTGCAACTAAAAACTCCTCCCAAGATGCAGAAAGAATAGTCATCTTTCCAGTGATAGTCTCAGCCTGCTTTTCAAGGTATCCTGCAAACAGACCACCTTCGCTTGTTACATTCACAAGAGCTTGATTTAGATGTTCTGCTGTAATTTCTCCATTCTTCATGGCATCAGCAAACTGATCCATTGAAATTCCAGCAGCATCGGCAACAGCAGACAAAGACATACCAGCATTGATAAGCTGGTTCTTTTCCTGACCCATCAGCTTGCCCTGAGCATTGACCTGTGCGAACGCAATCGTCAATGCCCTGAACTTTTCTGAGTTACCACCAGCAACAGTACCAAGTCTTTTTAGTCTGTCCGTCAGCCCTTCGGTTGTAAGGCCGTAAGAAGCCCATGTCTTAGCGTTTTCAATCAGTTGACTATTTGTAAGAATAGTTGTCTTTGCTAATGCTCTAAATTGAGTATTTAGATTACCAGCTATATCCTCTCCGAAAAGCGACTTCATCGCGGTAACTTGAGACTCTAGCTTTGCAAAAGCGGATATCGATGCTTTTACAGTAGCAGCACCAACAAATCCCAAACCCATTCCAGCAGCACCAAGACCTAACCCAACCGTACCACCCAAAAACCTAGCAGCACCAGCAGCAGCACCTCCCATGCCTAGACCACTTACACCAGAAGCAGCCATTCCTGCCATGCGTGCGCGTTGCTGCCTGTTCTTCGCAAGTAGAGATTCCTGCTGATCTAAGCCAAGTACTAATCGACGTTCCTTTTCAAGCCTTTGCTGTCTCTTTATTTCTTTTGCTTCAACACTGAACCTAGCTTCGTCATGCTGCTTTTGCGTAACAATGCTTTTCTTGAGAGCTTGATCCAAAACCTCAAGCTGCAACTTGTGTTGCTTTGTCGCATCGGTGCTTTTGTTGATGCTTTTTTGTACTGATTTAGCAGCCCTCGCAAAGTCATCGGCGGTCTTTACTCCACCAACTAACTTCATGTCAAAGCTAATGCCGTAGCCGATTAGTTTCGTTGTCTTTGCCATCCTTGATTCCTAAACTCCGACTTTGTGTTTGACTTTGAAATACTTTGGATGTGTAAGCACTCGCCTTGCAACGGCAGCAATCAATTTAGGTGCTTCGCGGCGAAGAATCTTTTGTGATGCTTCGATGTAATGCTCACCGGGATAATCATTGCCAGATCCGCTACCCGGACCTTTCTTTTCCCAGTAATGATGGTTCTTCCATCCATCATTCCTGAATCGAGCCTTATAAGAAGCAAGAGTTTGCCCACTAAAAACCATGTCTCTGTTCATATCCTGCTGTCGCCATACCTTGTAGTATGTATCAAGCATGGAACCATATCTGTTTGCTGCTGCCTGCTCCTTTGCGGATCGCTTTAAATGCGTACCAGTAGCTTTTGCTCTGCGTATCCCCTTAGCACGCATTTGCATTTGGATGGTGATGGCAGTTACCATCCCTAGCTTCTCAGCGACTTCCCTGTGCATTGCTAACTGAATGTCATTTTGAACATTCTTTAATGCTTGTTGCATTAGACCAGCAATGTCTACGCCTGCTCTCATTTTTGCCATTGCTTCACCATCGAATTGAGTTGTTCTCTAGCATCCTCAGGATCTCCCGATGACGACTCCCCGGTATCCCGCTGAACAATCTCGAAGGCAATCCACTGGTCGAGCAATGTGGGACTTACAGTATCCATCCAATGAACTGGGTCATCTATCTTTAGTTTCTGGCAGACGATAAATGCCCAGCGTAGTCGATGGTTTCTTTTGAAATGCTTAATTAGCTTTTCGACTCGCCCTGATCTTTTTTTTCATCATCCGTATTGAAATCTAAGATCGCATGAACAAGCTCATCGAGCTTCGCACCATCCAGTTCTAGGATGTCCTTGAGATCCGCCTGAGTAAACATCGGGTTGCCATCTTTATCGCACACTTGATCGATAATCATGTTCGCTCGACGCTTCTCTTGGGTCGTCTTGTCAGACTTCCCCTTTTCGTCAAATAGCTCTGACAATCTTCGTGAACGAAGCAACTCAGTCAAAGGCTTTAAGAACACAATACCGAAACCTTCCACTTCGACCTCCTTTGGTGTTGGTTTTAGTGAAAGCAGTTTCTCACGAGTCAAAGATGTCATCTTCAGTATCTCCCTGTTCAACTTCTGTAGTGTCCTCATGCGACCAAGTTCCGATTAACTCGTTCGCTTTACTCTCGTCCCCAAGAAGGAGATCGATTTCACTTTCAACGATCTTCACAAGATCCGTTGGTATGCGTGAAGTAAGGTTGATAGGGTCGCCATGTTTGCAACCCTTGTAACCAACCTGCCTTCCGTCGAGCAACACGATGTACTGATTCAGGAAATGCTCTTTCCCAGATCCTAAACCAATCCCCATGTGCTTTCGTAGTTCAACTCGACTCATAGCTTACCCTCTATTAGCTACCTGCTGTAAACGATGGTTCAGTACCGATACCATCAAAAGCAAACGTAACGGTCATCTCAACGAGCGATGTCCCATTGATCTCGGAAGTCGACACATCCGTTAGGAATCCACTTCCTGTCAAAGATGCTGCTGTCGTTTCACCGTCGAGCAATCCAAAGGAGATCGTTGCAGTACCAACGTCACCAACGCTCGCCACTGGCAAAGTTCCGCTGAAACGGAAAGTCGCAGAGACTTCACCGGGTTCTTTAAGGAACGATGGGATGTACTCTTTGAAGTTGCTGCTGTCGAGGCATGTAGCGTCGATCTTATCAACTGAGAAACCGGATACAGAGATACTTCGCGCGCAAGCCGACGAGATGCCGGGGAAAGTCGCGGTCGCACCCTCACCTGTGTAGTATGCTGATGGCATTTTTTAATCCTTGTTAAACTTTTGTATAGGAAACGTCGAAACTTTGAACGGTCCTGAATTGCCAGTTATCTGTTCCATCATTCGGTATATCGACAAGATGGATCTTACCAGTCTGTCTTTTCACACCGTTGATAAATATGTCATCGCCTGAGATTCTACCACGGTATCCGTTCAAAGAATCTTCAATAGCATCTGCAAGATCATTTGCTTGTTCTCTCGACTCGCCATAGCTTTCAAACCTTACGGTTGCTGTAGCGATAGGAAAGAACTCAGTCAAACAATCGTAAGCATCCTCGTATGTTGTGTAGAGGATGGCAGATGGTTTATCAGAGCCTTCAGGTATGTAGTCAGCAAAAACACGACCACCACTGACGCTTAATACTGTAGCATCGTTTTTCGCAACGGCAATCAAAGTCGGAAGGATACTGCCCATCAGAACTCACCTCGTAGCTCGATGCGTCTTTCCATTTGCAATCCATCAGGGTCGATGATCGCACTAATCCCGTAGTCTTTTCCGTTGATCGTACAACGATCTCTGACCGTCAGATCGCCTGTTCCGAAGAACTCGCCGTATGCAACGTGTGTCGTCTTTTCATGCGTCATACGACCTCTGACGATCTCACCACCTACAGTAGTAATCAGTTCGCAGGGCCATGTCTGAGTAACGACATCCCAATCTGCATCTGTCTTGTAGGTAGGCTGACCATAGCTGTCGGTTGTACCGTCATGCCGAGTAAAGGTAGCGGTCCACCTTCGCATACCGATTCGTTTTCTACTCACGGATAAGAACTCCGAGAGAGGTTAGAAACAATACGCTCGTAGGCGACTTCCTGAGAGTGTAATGCACTTCCTTCCTGAGCAGGATCGTAGAACCACTTGCCTACGCAAAGAAGGATCGCAGTTTTCATCAGTCGAGGTATACAGGAAGCATCTGATCCGTAGCCTGCTGTGAACCTTACTGCGATAGCATTTGGATTGTAGTCTTGAACACTCGGCCAGTCCTCGCCGGGTGAAACAAACAGAGAGCATCTTCCTGGGTCGAAGATGTAGTCTGCTTCAGGCATCGTTACGAGAGTTCCATCCGAATCGTAATACTTAACCGACTGAATGACCGTAACAGCCTTCTTGTATAGTTTTAGTTCGCCACGTTGTTCATCATCTTCGTTCCACTCGAACTGAGTTTGTTCGTAAGTAGCGGTGATGATCTGGCGGTCGATATCCTGCTCTAACCGTTCAGTTGCAGCGATAATAAGATCCTGCAACTTATCGTTATGTGTGCTGTCATCAGGATTTAGGTTTAGATGACTTTTTACTTGGGCTACGCTTACTGGAAGCGTACTTGGGCTTGTCAGGCGTTGAATCGTCCAATTTGTTGTCATCTTCTACGCTTTCCAATACGCCAAACTGCCACAAGGTTTTTAGCACACCTTCTTTTATGGATGATTCATCCACAATGTGACCCGCAGGGAATCCCATGCGGGCCACTTTAAACTTAACTTTCGCCATGATTAGGTAATGGTGATCTTGGCGAGAACTTCTGGGTTAGCTACAGCGATGTCAATTCGCTGAGTAGCTTGAATCCCAATCTGATCGTTTGCTGCGTAAAGCTCATTCAAGGTCTTGAAGTTGAGCGAGCGACGATCACCGAAGTAGCACCCAAGTCGCAAGTCACCAAAGACTGCAACCAGTTCGCCGGAAGCAGGAGCAACAGGGATGATGCTAGTCAAAACGACTGGATATCCGAGAAGCGATTGCTGCTGACCACCTTCGATGCTTTGGATGGTGTTACCACCGGCAGCATTGGCAAGATCGCGTACAGCCGAATGGTAGACTGCTGGGTTGATGAACCAAGCATTGCTTGCACCACGAATCGGATTGCCGATACCACCAACACAAGCGGTTAGGTCGGTAAGAGCAAGAGCAGCAAGCGAAGCAACATTGGTGTCATCAACACTTGCATTTCCAGCGATACCATTGGCATTGATTGCGGAAGCAACACCGTTGAACAGGTTGTCATCCTCTGCAAGAGCCATTTGGTAAGCGATGCTGGTCACAAGCGTATCAGTCATGCTAATGACTGCATCTTCGCTAATCTCAGTGGACATCTTAACCAAGGCAGCCATCTTCTTGGCAACGAGCGAAACAGAACTAAAAGTAACGTCTGATTCCGTTAAAGATGCACTTTCGGCTGGATAATATACGGATGCCTGTGCAGTCACTTTAGGGACGGCCCAGTTGTCGCTTCCCATCACGATTCGCTGACAGTATTGACGAGCAACACCGTATGATTCGAGCAAGTGGATAAGCTGGTTGCTCAAAGGTGAAGGTACGGCAAAACCGCCCTTGTTGTCAGTTCCGCCGGACTGAGCCGCCATGAACTCTTTTGCCTTGTGGTCGCCACCGAGGGCTGCAAGGTACATACCTGCTGTGTAAGCATCTTCGCTCGAAGCAAAGACTTTCGACTTTTGGGACTTAGCGGTTGCTGGGATCACTTCTTTAACTTCCTCAAGTTTGGGTTGCTGGGCCTCGAAAACAGGTGGCTGGACTGCTGCTTTCGCTTCAGCCTCTCGCTTGGCGAGGATCTCAGCCTTGATCTTTTCTAGTTCAACAGCTTGATCGAACTCCTTTTCAAGATTGTCTGCTTTCGCCTGCAATGCTTGTAGTTCTTCGACGGTTGCTGACTCGGATTTTGCCAAGGCTTCCAGTTCAAGCGAAACATCGCTCAACTCAGCCTTGATATCGTTACGATTTCGCCTGACTGACATAGTTTTCCTTTGAGTTTGAGAGAGCGTAGCTCTACAGTTAGTGTGAATGTATCTAAACTTGATTTAATGTCAAACTTTCGTGCGTAATCTGATCCTTCTAGCAGTCTCTCTGGCAAGGATTTGCACGTTTGGACCGATGGCAGATGCCTTAGCTTCTTCTGCTTTAGGCTTCTTTTTCATATCAATGATTTCATCGACTAAGCCTGCTTCTAAAGCAGCCTCAGCATCATACCACGTTTCTTTATCCATCTTTGCAAGCCAATCCTCGACTGCACCACCTGCTTTGACCGCATAAGTCTCAGCGATATCCTTGTCCATCATTTCCATGATCTCGGCCATGCTGCGGAAATCGACACAGTTGCCCATCGCAACCGTCCAAGCACGATGGATCATGTACTTACCATTGCTATTGATTAACACGCGATCTGCTCCACAAGCGATCACGGTACTAATCGATGCACACAGCGTATCAATGTGGACTGTGATCTCTCCTGCGTAGTTTACGATTGCGTTGTAGATGGCAAGACCATCGGTAACACTTCCGCCGGGAGAGTCGAGGTGGATTGTGATATCACCTTCATGCTGATTAAGTGCATCGATGAAATCGTTGGCCGATATATGACCATCGAAGTCCCCGATGCCACCACGCATGGTGATGGTTTTATCTTCAGGTGAGGTTTCAAATTTCATTGTTAGACTCTCGTAGTTAAGGTTAGTTATTCTTTATCAGCAGCGTCGATTTGCTTTACAAGTTTGTTTGCAAATGCCCTACCCTCGAACGACCCCCAAAGCTGCCAAGCAATTCGTCCAGCCGATGGATATCCTTCTTCTCCCTGATTGAACCCTTCGGCTTCCTGATCGACTTCATGCCTAGCGAAATATGACTTCATTCGCTTTGCAGTGCTTGGACTTATTTTCTTCCCATTCTTCAGGTCTCTGGCTCTGGCTACACCTACCTCCGTTCCGCCCCTTCCGTATTCCGCTCGCATTTCTAAACCTTTAGCGGCAGCCTCTCGCACTCCTTTAGGCGGAGTAAAGTCGATGTGGTCATACTTTCCATTCATAAACTCTTGGTCGAGTCTTGCCTCAATTTCTGTACGATCATCCTGTTCAGGAACAACCGTTTCGGTTTCGTATTCTTCAGTTTGTACCTGAGCTTCTTGTTGCTGTGCAAAAGGATTGAAGTCTGCTTCTAGTCCCTCAACAGGTCTTAGCCCATGTAGTTCTCGAATCTCATTGCCTGAGATCATCATTTGCTGACGCAGGTTGCTGGTGTACTGTGCAAGTGAAACACGATCATGCTTGTAAAGGATCGAGGTATCCATCTTGTAACAGTAGTTACCGGCAGCCTTTTGTCTGCCACTGAGTAGCTTCTTGCCACACTCGTCTTGAATCTTATTGATCCACCTGCCTAAGCAGTTAGTAACGTATGCGGCATTGCGTTCAGTAACACTTTTATACGTTGAACCCGTGTTATCACCAAACACGCTTTCGAGCAGGAAGATCATCGCACCAGATTCACGCTGGAATTGACGCTGCTGAACGTAACCGCTGGTGTTAGTGTCATTGGGTAAGACCTGAGCTTTCATTCCTTCGCGGATCATTCCAGTCTTGCCGGACTTATCGAGTCCAGAGTGTGCCGTGTTAAACTGCTCAAGAAACTCGGAAGCCTCTTTTGCTGTACGGAAAGCACCTCTAGGTGCTTCAAGCAATAGACCCGGCTTGCCTGCGTTACGGAACGTAGCACCTGACGCTTC